TAGTTAGTTGGGTTCACTATGCTTAATGCGGTTAAACTTTGTCCGCTGGTTAGTTTTACACGAATGTAGATGTTGCTGACACTGGTCACAGTGCCTGGAGTAAATGTCACACTATAAGTTCCGCTTGAGTTCAATGTTGCTGCTCCACCTGTACTGCATCCAGTTGATCCATTGCCACCTGTGCCTGTGCCCGGTACACCAGAACCTGCATAGGCTGCTGCCATATTTAACCATCCATTGGTTGGTGCTGCTGTTGTATCAATTGAGCTGCCAGGCATGGCTACCCATAGTCCAGCAATTGAACCTGTGTAGCTGATGTTGAACTTGCCAACTGAACTCTTGGTCCATTTGAATGTAAAGTATTGACTTGTACTACGCCCACTCAAGTTTGGGCCTACAGGTAAAAATCCTGTACTATAGTTTGTTTGATCGTACTGTATCTTAGCAGCTACGTTGGTAGCATCTGTTGCGTAGAATGGTCCTGTGGTGCTGTTAAATGTCGATTCGCTGCCGGTGTAGGCAGGATTATCAGCTGCTGTGCCTGCATCAGGATTGGCAATACGGAAAGCTGCACTTGCACCTGTATAGCTGTTGGTAATGCTGGTTTCTTCAATCTGAGTGCTTGTACCAGTCTTATAAAGTATATAAGTTGCAGGAGCACTAAATCCCCAGCTTGTGCTATTGTAGTTATTACTTACTGTAATGCTTGGTCCTGCACTGGCTAGTGCGTTACCAAATCCACTATTGATGTTGGATGTTGTTGTAAAGGCAATGTTTGCTACATTACTTCTGCTAATAGGTGTTGTTACACCTGCTGTAGCGTAGCTGACCAATGCCGGTGCTGCAAATGCACCGTTGGCACTGCTTGACGATATCAAGTTTGTTGAGTTAGGATAAGTGTCACCGCTAATATTTTGTACACCACCTTTTAGTGTAAAACCAGCACTACTAGTAAACATAGGAATAGTACTTGAATAACCAACCACGTTACTACTCAATGCCATGCTGGTTCCTGTAAATGCTGGGGCGCTAGGGGCTGAATTATCGTAATACCAAGTAATAGTGTTAGTGGCAGTGCCTGAGCCTGTGTAGGCAATGTTAGCTCTATTCCAACCTGCAGGGATACTAGATGTTGCTGATGCACTAGCACTGAACACGTTCCAGAAACCTGCTGTTACTGTGCTGACTACCACATGATAGTCTTCTGTTGCACTGATTACCAAATTGCCGTAGGTACCGTTGTCTGCGCTGGTTGGGCTTGCACCAAACAGGTGATAGCTGTTGTTGCCAGCAATGTTGCCGTTTAAGTAAAGTTGTACATTACCACCGCTAGGTGTAGTACCACTGTTTTGAATTGTGTTGGTTGCCAGCGTTGCTACTCTGGTAGCATTAACTGATGTGCCGCCTGCAACGCTCAAGTTTCCCCAGCCGCTGTTGTCTGTCTGTACAAAGTTACACATTAGGCCACCGCTAGTTGCTGTGCTTAATGTAAGAGTAGTGCTGTTAGGAAAGTTAGGAGGACTCGGTGGAACTAGTTTACCAAGGATAGCGTTCAACTGTGCTATGGAATCCGTCACGTCAGATGTGGTAGTTAGAGTCACAGCATTACTGACCAACTGTCCACTTACGTTTGCGCCCAACAACAAGGTGTTGGCAAAAAAGTTTGAACTGATGGTACTGGGATTAATGAATGTCAAGTTGCCAGTACCATCAGTGGCAACAATATAACCATTAGTACCACCTGTGATCTGTACGTTGGCAATGTTGCCAAGTCCAAGTTTATAACCTGGATCAAGAGTGATAGTGGTACCTCGGATATACATGTTACCAAGGTGAACGTTTCCAACAACGTCTAGGGCGTAGGCCGGCGTGGTATTATTGATACCAACATAACGATTGTTGACATCCCAATACATAAGGTTCGCATCAAGAGCAATATTAATGCCTTGGCGTTCCAAGTTGGGTTGTAACATTGGCCCATTAATGCGTCCTAGTGACATCTTGTTCCTTAGGCCGGCACGTTGGTGCTGTTAATGTTATGTATTACAACAATGGTTGTTGGGTTGATTGTACCTAGTGGTGGAGCAACGTTAAAACTTAATCCGTAGCCACTAACTGTATAATGAGTTGTAGGTTGTTGATACACACCGCCAACAAATACCGCAATGGCAGTTGGATCAGTTTCTTGCTGACTCATAGTAAAGTTGATGGTTACGCCATCGCCGGGGCCCAGTGTGTCAACTACAATTTGTACTGATCCAATCTTGGCGATTTGACTCCATGCACCATTATAGAAAAACTCAACACGATTAGTTGCTTGATTGAATCTAATCAATCCGTTAGTTGGGACGTCACCATAGGCACTGCTTGGCACTATTGGTAAACGTGCGGCTTGTGCGCCATTGGCTAGGTCAGGATTTTTAAGAAATCTTGCCATTATTAGAATCCTAGTGAACTTACTGTTGCTGTTACGCTGCTACCTGCACTTACGTTGGCATAAATTGTATCACCGTTGGCCAATAAGAATTTTTCTTGGTAAATGATCAGGGTGTTGTAGGCGCTGATAGTGACGTTGCCATAAATCACTGTTGTACTATTGGCCACGTTGCCAGTGCTGGGTGCCACATAGATGTTGGCCTGTACGCTGCTGCCAGTATAGTTACACAAGTGGATTGTGGTGATAGCGTTGTTGCCCGAGCTTATATAGATTGGGCTTGCTGTTGTTGTTAGTGCTGTGTTTTGAATTGCCATTTTGTTATTCCATTATCCAAATATGATACTGTAGACAATGCTCTTGGTCTTAGACATTAGTTCTACGTTTGCGTAGGTTGAGTTGGTCACTGTCAAGCCAGTCCCACCTGCGCCAGGGCTTGACACGCTCCAAAGTTGTACTCCACTGATGTTACTGTAGATTGACTTGCTCCAGATGTTCAGGTTGCCACCTAAGAATGGTGCAGGATCTTGGTTGACTGCGCTCAAAAATGAACCAGTAGTAGTCGAAGTAGCAATGTTAGCAGTGTAATAACTGCCATTGACTACTTCGCTAATCTGCCAAGCACCAACTGTCTCGTTCCACGATATTGCAGCATTGGATTGTCCGCTGGTGCCACGACTTACTACGATGCTGGCGCCAGCTGGGTTAGGTGTTGGTACTCCAGCGTTCAGTGTAATGATGTTATTAGTGATAGAAGCGTTGTTTGATGTATAGGTCTGAGTGTTACCCGATACCCATAGGTTACCTTCAATGAAAACGTTACCGCTATTGATGATGATTCTGTCACTGGTGTTTACACTCTGTATAGTATAATCGCCTGCAATTCTTTTGTATGTAGACATTGACTTTTTGCCTTGCTTTAGTGTATTTAGCCCGTTGCAACTCTTAAACAAGTCAAAAAATAAGCGGCCGAAGCCGCTTATCAAGTGGGTCATGCTATTTCACTATAGCTGGTTGTTATTATGCTGATTGTACCTTGACAAATGTAGCGTTAGGACCTGCTGCGCTGCTTAGAACATAACGGAATCTGTTGGGGTTGAATCCGCTTGTGTAGTAAGTGGTTGTGCCACTTGTGCTGTCCATTTGACCGTCACTTGTGAAGTCGTACACAAACTTGTTGGTGATACGGCTGGCGTAAGTGCTGGTGTTTACAGTTACACCGTTGGCTGCTGCCACGTTGCCAGTTGCTGCAACTGTGAAGTTACCATTGCTGACGCTGGTGATACGTGCCACACCACTGATGTTTGCGCTTGGGCTTGTCCAGATTGCATAGTCACCTACACGTGGTGTTGTAACTGGGCCACTTACTGTAGTACGTGTATCGTAGCTGAATGTTGTGCTGGGTGCACCACCGGCCACGTTGGCTGAGGCAATGTTGGCTGCTGCTGTGTTCAATGTGATCAAAATGTTCATTTGACCAGCTGTCAAGTTGGGACTGTTGGTTAGTACGCAATCACCTGTGAGTGTACCGTCTGTGACGCGGAACTTGTGAGCACCTTTTTGTGCAATGATGCTGCCAGTAGTAGATGAACCGCTAGTTACGTAAACTTGTGGTTGAATTTGTAGACCGCCATCGCTAGTTTTGCCACCAACGCCACCAACGTGATAACCGTTAATCAATGTTGGGCTTACAAAACGGTCACCTTCAGGTTGTGGGTATGTTACACCAGTTTGTGATGATTGATTTGCTATTTTTAGTTTTGCCATTTTGTTCTCCTTGTTACGGTGTTCTAGACCGCCACTTGGCTAAGTGGAACTCTGTTGAGTGTAGTATTTATGGACGGCCAACAAAAAAGCACCCGAAAGTGCTTTTTTGACTCCCTCTGTAACCCTGCCGAAACAGGGCTCCCGAACAGAGATTATTGGAACGACAAGTTAGCGATGCTGATTTCGCTCAAGTAGTCGCCAGCGTTACCTAGAGATGACGCTGTGTTTGTCAATTCTACGTATCCATAACGTGTCATGAAACCAACTACTGGTTCAAATGTGTTAGGATCTAGAACAACACCAGAAGACATTAGAGGAATGTATGGGCAATAGAACGCTGCTGCATCAGCCTCGCTCGAACCTTTGTATCCCACCAATACTGATGTAGAATCGTTTGCGTATGCGTTTACATAGATACGCATAGCGCCGTTCAATGTACCAACGTATTTTGTGTTAGTTGGAGCTTCGAATGTACCTTCTGTTGTACGTGCAAATGCGCTAGTAGTTGCAGATTGCAATACTGTCAATGCAGCAGGAGATACGATAGCCCAGTTACCAGCACCGCGACGTGTACGTTGAGCGATCAAGTTAGCAGAGCGGTTAATCAAAACTGCCAATGCTGCGTGTTCGTCACCAACGAATGTAGCTGTACCAGATACTGCTGATTGGTCAAATGCGTAGTCAGTAGCTGCCAATGCGCTCAAAGAACCGATGATTTCTTGGTCGATTTCGACAGTAATTTCTTGAGCCAAAGCTGCCATGATTTCTGCTTCAACGTCCAAACCGTGCATGGCTTGTGCGTCTTGAGCAGCTTCAAATGTCCAACGTGCAGACAATTTACGTGTCTTGGCTTCAACGACTTGTTTCAAGATTTGAACGTTGATACGGTTTCCAGGTACACCTTCTAATGTAGCTGTAGAAGCTGCATAGCCAGATGTAGTACCAGAGTACGCTGTTGCAATCTTGAATGGGCTCAATGCTTCATCACCAGGAACAGTGCCTGTAGCACCGTTTGTACCTGTAACGCCATCAGTGTAGCGTACACGTAGTGTGTGGATCTGAGATACTGGGCCTGTCATTGGCTGAACGCCGATGATTTCGTTAGCGATAACTGTAGGCATAACACGACGAATAACTGGCAGAATAACACGGTTAAGTGTTGCTACGTTACCAGCTGTTGTTGCGCCAGCAGTAGCGTTTTCAGCCAAATGCTTGCGTGTGTTTTCCAAAATTACTGCCATAGAGGTTCTTTTCGAACCATGTAAGCCTTCAAGCAGAGCGTCTTTGGTTTCGCCCCAACGGCTTTCTAATAATGCTTGTGTCATTTTCTTTCCTTTTTCCTTTTAGGGTTTAGTCACTTTAGCCCTGCTAGACGTTTTAATTCAAATACGTTGGTCGATGTTTCAACGTCTTGTGTATTTACGATTTTAGCAGATTTATCTCCTGTTACTTCTGAACGGCTTTCTGCAATCATTTGCTTTTGTGGAGCAACTGTTTTTGCAGCGCCATTGTTCAGAACGGCAGGTAGATACTTATCAAATGCAGATTGTAACTTATCTGTCTGCACTGATTCGAGAAGTTCGCTCATTACAGCGGCTTTCTCTTTGTTTAAAGGTTTCAACATTTCGGCAAGTTTTTGTTTGCGTTCTGTTGATTCCTTGATGATACGAATTTCGCGTTCTTTTGATTCAACTAACATGGCATTTTGTTGAGCAGTTTTACGTGACTCAGCAATAACGGCATTTTGTGTTTCTAACACTTGGCGTAGTTTTGCGATTTCTTTGTTCTCATTTAAGTGAGTAACAGCGAATTCACTAGCAAATGATTCGAATATACGACGACCAAACATGTTCTCACGAGCAATCTGGATGTCTTCTTTTAGTTGAGTCATTTCAGACTCTAGCTTAGTAGCGATTGATTCTTTAACCATGTCAGCACTACGAGAAACAAATGCTTGTTGTAGTTGGGCTAATTTTTCTTTAGCACCAGCAACCAACGCAACTTTAGTTTCAACTAGTTCTTTCTTGTCAGCTTCGAATTCAGAAATTTCTTCAGCAAGAGCTTTGATAACAAACGATTCAAGTTTAGCAATGCTATTCTCATATTGTTTGCGATCGGCACGTAGTTCTTGAATTTCTTCGCTAAGTTTAGTAACTAAGAAATTGTCAAATTTTTGTGTAGCTTCAACCATGCGCGAGTTAAACTTTGCGCGGTCTTCTGCCAATGCTTTTGTTTCTGATTGGAATTCTGCCAATTCGGCAGTTAAAGATTCTGTCACCATTTTGTCCAGAGCTTCAACCATGATTTGTTTGTCGTGTTGGTAACGTTGTGAAAACTCCTCACGCAATTCTGCACGAACTTGTTCGCGGGCTTCGTTGATACGTGCCTCGAACGCTTCGCTCAGAGCTTGCTGAGTACCTTCATTAATGATACCAGATTCCAACAACGGTTTGATAGCGTCTAACATTGGATCCATTCTCCTTTATAGTTTCAAATCCTTGATCAGGCGTTTAATGCCTTGCTCAACGTACTTTTGTACTTTTTGATCTTGAGATGCTTCTTTTGCCACCTCATATAACTGAGCACCACCACGCATGTTCATCAGGCTTTCATAAATTGCTTTAGGATAAGCATGAGGTGCGCTGGGTTGTGCTACAATGTCCACAGTAATGATTTCAAAATCACTTACATGGCCACTGCTCTCGTTAACGTTACCGCTACCACGGCTGCTAACGCCTAACTTTACACCACTGGTCAACATTGCTTCCACAATCTTGCCACTAGGAGTAGGTAATATTTTTAGTTTGCCAAATCCACAAGGACCGTCCATCCACATGCTTTCAATCATGTGTGTGACGCGATCCAAGTTGATTTTCAAGTCATCTGGGTGATCCAACTCACCTAGTACACTATAACCACCCTTTAACTGTTCGTTAATAGTGTCAACGGCTTTTGCGATTTCGTGAACGGGATATACACGTTGGTTAGCGTTCTTCACGCCACCTTCAATGAATATCCCTTTCATATAGAGATTCTTACCTTTACCATCGCCGGAATCTTCAGATAGAACCTGCATTCCGGCTTGGTTAAACGTTAAGGTCTCTTTTAGGTACAAAGCCATTTTTATAGTCCTAATTACTTAGCGCCTGTGTTCTGCTTTTGAACACTGGTTTTGTTTACTGGACGGCTACCGTCAGCACCAACTAGTTTGCCTTCTGGGCCAGATTTTTTCTCTGCGCCATGACCAGGTTCTTTTGTTTTGAACGCTGTCTTACCTGCGTTGCCACCTGGTACGTTTTTAAACTGTCCTGCGCCTGGCAAGTCACCGCGGCCTTTGCTATACTCGTTCTTAGGAGCAGTATATGCTTTGCCATCGGGAGCTTGGTTGTTACCTTTGCCGCTTAGAATGTTTTCGTTTGTTCCGCCAA